CCAGTAAGATCTCTATGAATTTGACTATCGATATCAATCCAGACTATTGGTTTTTTCTTTTCTTCCAACATACTTAGAATGTATTTGGGTTTACGAAGACAATTTAATCTATAATCATTTTCGGTTCTTACTTTTCTAAAATCATGTGGAAGATTTAATCTAAAGCATTCTTCTTTTATTCTAAATGCATGATCGCTGTAATATGTGTAATCACCAACATCACAATAAAAGGAAATTAATTCTGTTTTCATATTAGTTTAAAAAGAATATCATCGGCCAATTCCATATTCTTTACCCTTTCTAGATTATCAATTATTGCCGGAAGTTTACTCTTATAGAGTTCAGGTGTCAAGGAAGAAAAATCAAAATCTTTAGTAAGTTCAATTATTCCTTCCTTATTGAAATAATTACCAATATCAGGAGCACCCCAATAAATAGGAATAGTTCCTGTAGCAAAACAATCCGTTATTTTTTCAGTAAAATATGTTTCATAACTATCGTTTTCTATAGTTACCGAAAACATATAATCGTTCATTGCTTCAGATTTATCAGGCCAAACGCCCGCACCAAACCGCTTGGAACCATTTGCACCGCCATATACATCAATTTTGTCTGAATGCTTCGATGCAATAGCATGTCTAAGTTTGTGTCCAAATGTTATTATCTTAGGAGAAGCAATCATAGATGTCATTTTGCTCTTTGCGTGAATTTTATGTTCCTTTACCCAAGGAGCATTACTTCCTGCAAATGCAAATTTTATGTTTGGTGAATACTTGCACCATCTACGGTCTGATACAAAAATTGTATCATATGAGTTTATTAACCTCTCAATATTCTTCTCCCAGATATCTTCGGGAAACATCCATGCATGAAAAATAGCACGGGATTCGCATACCCATGCTATCTTCTTCTCATTTGGTTTTTTATTATAGGCAACTCCAGACGCAATTGCTTTGTCTATGAAGACTTTAATATCACAATCGTCTGTAGTCCATTCAAATGTTTTTGGTTTTAGATTTGAACAGGAAGAATATTCAATCGGAAACGGAGCACCAATAGCTTGTATTTTTTTCATAATATAAAAATCCTTAAATTCACTTTCCTATATGGTATTTAGGTACGAGTTCCCAGTCGTTTTTGTCTTTGAATGCTAAAATTTTAATTCTGGCTAAACTTAATTTGTCCTTATACTTTTCGGGATCGATTGGTTGTATCAATCCCCAATCAGTTAACAATTGGACTATAGTGTTTCTTCTTTGTATGTCTTCAAGAGTTATATCGCTCTCAAGACCATCCATAATAAACATTTCTTTGAAATGCATTATGGCATATCTACCTCGTTTATGTAAAATATGACAAGATTGGTATAGTTTCTTTTCCTTTTTGGAAGAAACTCCCAATCTTGTTAATGTCTCTTTAACTTTTAAAAAGTCTTCTTTATTTTTTAAATTGATTTCTACGCCCAAACTCGAAAAAATATCATCAGTCATAATTATTACCCCATTGTGTGATAATATTTATGATTTTCCCTTTTTTGCGCCGCCTTTATTCAGGGATTGTTTAATATGATCAATTTGTTCGGGCGGTAGCAACCTAAGAACATCTTTAGCCTTTTGAGTAGAATAACCATAATACTCTTTGATGCAGTCTATGGTATTATCTTCTTCGGGTTTGTGCCACTTACTAAAACGGTTCTTTTTTGCAACTTTGATACGCAAATAATCGTACTGCAATCTCTTGTCCAAATAAGGCATTTGATTCATTTGATTTACATAAAAAATAGTATCAATGAAATAAGATAGGCATCTATTGGTAATATACGGGAGATATTCCTTTTCGCATTGAATATCCTCCATAAGATTTTTCTTATTTTGGTTGATAGAATTTAGAAAATCTTTTAATTCCATTATTTAAACTCACAACGCATCATCAATTCGACCAAACACGCTACAGTATTGATCTCTTGATCTGCAACGAACCCAGATTTGTATTGGTACTCTGCAAGCACTAGAACCGCTTCAGGAACGCTAGAAGGAACTAGAGTGTCGTATAGACAATCGTAGATCTTCCTGAACAGTTCTGTCTGTGAGTTGTCCAAGTTGTTAACTACCCACTTTCGAACACCTGAGAAGTCTTTAATCTTCATTGAAGATACAAGGGTCTTTATTTCTATGTCTTTGAGGTTTGCTAGAATTCCGGCATCAATAATACCTGATGCCGAATATCTCTGCAATTCATTAATAATACGCCTAAAGTCAGGAAAATGCTTGATGATTAATTGAGATAATGCCTTTTTGTCATATTTGACCTTCTCATTATCTAAAATATATTCACAACGACCAAGCAGTTGCTTTGCAATCTCCGGTTTGTCTGTTGAGCTAATTGCAAAGTCAATACAAGTACATCTGGAATGAATTGGTTGGATAATTCGATTCTTATAATTACAGGTAATAATGAAACGACAATTGTTGGAAAACTCTTCAATTGCTCCGCGTAGTGCGGGTTGAATGCTTTGGGCATTACTATAATCAAACTCGTCTAGAATTACCGTCTTTTTGGATTCAGAAAGAGATACCGTGCTTGCAAACTGTCGAATATCGGTTCTCAATGTATCAATATTACCATTCTCGGAGCAGTTAATAATGATATGATCTACACCAATATCATTACACAATGCCCTTGCTACGGTCGTCTTTCCTGTACCTGCCGAACCTGCTAAAAGAAGATTTTGTGGTTCTCCTTTAGCAACCATGTCCTCGAAAGATTTTTTCAAGGACACGGGCAAAATACAATCTTGTATTGTTTGTGGGCGGTATTTCTCCACCCACAAAAATTCATTTTGCTTATGTTGCATATTAATTGAACTTAGAATTAGTCTCCATCGCAAACCAATACTTGAGATCTAGTGTCTCGTTCGTAAACTGACCAACAACATTCTTAGAAAATTCAATAGTGTAATCACCGGGAAGAATCTTAATGTTTTCCATCTTGAAATTCAAACTGAATTCAGAATTGGATTTATTTGCACCAACATCAACCTTGTAGTTGTTGGTGGTCGGATCTTGCAAATCTGATACTACTGCCATGATTCGATCATTCTCGTTAACAAATGACAAATCGGGCAATTGAAGAACAGAAGATGCTTTCTGTAATTCCGCAAAGATCTTTTCGGTAATATCAACCGAAAGAGAAACACTTGGCATATTTACATTCTTGGTTGGCGTTGTCAGCAGTCTTGGTTCTGAGTAAAAATAAGTAACACGAGAACCATTCCCGCCATGTATAACAACCGACTTTTCTCCAAACTCAAACTTTGGCGTCGAAAAAAGACTGACAACGCCAAGAAACTTACTAAGATCCCAAATACCAAATTCAACATCAAATGTCTCCTCTACAGTTGCTTCCGCCATACCATTTTTGGAAGGCGTAATAGTTCGAAGAACATTACCGGGTTTTACCAATATGTTAGAATTGAGCGTAGAAAAATTCTTTAAAACAGATAGCGTAGTCTTACTTAGCGTGATTTCGTTTTTTGTCATAGTAGTCATATTATTCACTCCATTGATCTTCATCATCATTCAAGTCATTATAGTTGTTTGTGTTGAGATTGTCAACAATATTTCTCAAATCATTTTTCATTTGATTCTTTTTTGACTTCTTTTGTCTTTCAACAAATCCGCGATCCCGCCTGGGATTGCTATCTCTGTTGTCTTTTTCATGAAAATCTCGTTTCACATCAAAATTCCTCTATAATTTCTATTAAGTTCTTTAATCTGTTAGTAATCATATAGGGAAGAACCTTTGACCTATCTGTTACTGACGAATTTTTATTAAATTCACTAATAATATTAATCTCTAATTGCTCAGGAATCATATCAAAATCAATAAGAGTTTTGTTTCTATCCCAGTTTCTATAATGGGGAGAATCAGAAATAGTATTGATATTTTCCTTGATTTCGGTAATAACTTTTTGCGTCAATCTGTTTTGTCGCTTATCATCAACAACAAACACATCATCGTCGGATAGAATATTTGGCACACCATCCCCGGAATCGCCGCGCAAAATATGCTCCATCAGAAAATCGTAAGGATTATCACAAACCAAAAGTTGTTTCTTAAATGTGCTGTATTGAAAAACATTAGGATATCTCTGCAATTGCTGAAAATCCTTATCGTTTGAGATAATCAAAATCTTTTCTTGGTCGTGGTATTTTCTTGCAAGAACGGCAATAATATCATCTGCTTCGGCAGAATCTATCTTTACATTCTTGTATGGAAAAACATCACGAATTTCATCTCGGATTTTATTTAAGATCTGATAAATTTGATCCCAATCAAATTCAGACTTTTGATGAGCCTTTGCTCTATTTGCCTTGTAATTTGGAAAGTATTGCTTTCTCCAAGAATTAGAAGAATCATGGCAAATCACCAATTCGCCATATTGATCTTTAAAATGCTTTCTGAGAAGGCGATACGAATTCAAAACCATGTGCCGAAGCAAATCTTCGCTTATGGTTGAATTGTCTTTTACGCTATGAAAAAGATTTGCTAAAATTATTTGGTTGTTATCTAAAAGAATCATACACCAAGTATACCAATGTAAAAAGTAAAGTCAATTAAAATTCCACCCAATGCAAACCATTTGCATCACGCATTAATGTATAAGTTTTGCCTGTATCGGGATTAAACCATCGATCTCCGACAGTTTTAGTAATAGGTTCATCAGTTTGATTAAAAAATCTATTAGGATTAATATCACCAACTTGTTCCCATCCGCTATCCTTTGATAGCGGATTTAATCCTATAATGGTCTTTGTTGCAGCATAATAATTGCCATCAAAATCGACAGTATCGCCAATAGTATACTTGATGATTTTGCCATTAGGATCGTATTTTTTATAAACTCCTAAGAATTTTAAATTATCTGTTTTGTTCATTTTAGCGTTCTGAGCAAAAGAGTATGTGTATTAATTCTAC